TTTGCATCTGCTGTCCATGTAAGTTTCAGGGCTTTTCCGTCTTTTCCTTTAAAACCTCTGGCTCTTAAGACTTCCTGTAAGAGAAGCACAGATGTATTTTTGTCTCCTGCTTTTACTGTCTCTGGGTTAAACATGTAGCTGCCTCCTTCTGGGTTTGTTGTCTTGTCTGTTTCATCTTTATCTGCAGATAAAACAATTGAATAGTCCGGTGTACAGAATTTTGTCCCCGGAAGATTACTGTTGTAATAGCTCTTCTGGCACACCCCGCCACCATTTGCCACGATACCGGATGCTCCGGAAGTATTTCCCTCAATCGTCCAGAACCTGTCTCCGGCTACTTTTGTTACAAAGCCGGTATGGGTAAATGTATCGCCGTGTTTAAATATAACAATATCTCCAACTTTTGGATTGGCATTTTTTACAAATAAGACGCCTAAGGTTGGGCAGCATACATACGGCCAGTGTTTTAAGAGTTTCTTTGCATTATCCAGACCAAAAGCTTTCATGAAACACCAGGAGATAAACGCTGCGCACCAGGGCTGCCCCTGATAGGATGATTTTATATCTCTCCAATATTTTGTATAGTTTGCTGATCCGGCATTTCCAGTCTTGCTGTCAAGCTTACTGTTATTTTTCTTTTCCAGGTACCCGATCTCTTCTTCTGCAATTCCCAGAACTACGTTGATAGCTTCACTCTTTGTCATGACTGTGTTTTCCTTTTTTATATCTTTTGCTTCGTTATAATCTTTGTAAAATATATTTCTATCTACAGTTCCGCTGATGCCAGGTATCTTCGCTTTGCTGGAATACTGCCAGCCCACACCAAAGTCCGGCCGGAGTCGTTCCTGTAAGGTGCCGTTATCTGATGCCGGATAACGTGCAATCCAGAAATCGTATTTTTTCAGATGACTACAAATTACGTTCAGATACCAGTCCACATTACAATAAATACCAAATTTATATCCCGCTGCCGTGATAATCTTTTCGAATGCTTCTGCCAGTTTATGGATCTGTTCAGCTCCGAGGCTTCTCTGATTATTCCATTCCAAATCCAGCCAGACCGGATACTGCAGTTTTCGCCCGTTCAAAACTTCCACTACTTTTCTGGCTTCGCTCTGTATCTCCGCAACTGTCATGGCATAACTGTATTTATATGCTCCGGTTGGAATGTTATGCTTCTGACATCCGGAGTAATTTTTCTCAAAGCAGTTATCAATCACGTTTCCGGCTTCTGTGATCCGGAGGATTACAAAATCCATGCCGTAGTTGGCCACGGTATCCCAATTTATGTTTCCCTGCCATGCAGAAACGTCTATTCCTCTTATTTCCATGTCAGTCTCCTTTCATAGAGAAAAAGGGATGATCACTCATCCCCTGAATCCTTATACTTTGTTCTGTCCCAGATCTCTTTTACCTTCTCCCAGCCGCCAGTTGCTACCAGATATACTACAAAAGCGGCCAGGAATGATGCGAACACATAATACCATGTGATCACCGTTTTATAATATGTACACAATACAGACAATGCCACCGGACACAGTACCAGGGACGTTGCAAGAGCTACAATGCTGGTCGGAATGTTTTTCAATCCCGGAAGCTCCTTAATCACCTGCACAATGATTGATACTATGAAAGCAAGCCCTCCGATCAGTGCCAGACCATAAGTTACATACTGCATCATTACTTTTACATCCATAATCATTCCCCTTTTCTTTTAATATGCAATTCTTCGATTTCCTGTTTCATTTTTGTTACCATGCCATTTCCACCCAACGCATGATATGCATCATACATCTCGCAGAAGTTCTGATATGCGTAGGAAGGGATATCTCCCAGTTTCATGTACTTTGCATGGTACTCGATCAGTTGAGTACGGAGCAGGAGCATGGTTCCCTTGCTGTTTGCATCCCGGTCCTTTTTCTGGTTCTTCAAGATCCAGACGATATACCCTAAAAGAACCGGTAATACAATAGTATATGTCTGCATGAGTATTTCTTTCACTGTTTCACTCTTTCTCCGGTTTGCGCCGGCGCAATTTTGGATAAAATAAAAGAAGCCTCTCGGCTCCGCTCTGATTTTTCTCATAAATTTCTCCTAAACAAAAAGAGGACATTTCTGTCCTCTCTGCTTTTTAAATCGCATATTTCATGTGTGATGCTTTCACATCCTCATCCGCTACTTTGGCGTATATTGTTGTTGTATTTATATTGACATGCCCCAAAATCTTTTTACCTCTCTGCAGAAGATGTGTAGCAAGGGTATGTCGAAATAGATGTGGTGTCAATGGTCTATCCAGTTCGGCACGTTCCCCTATCAATCGAATGATTCTTTCAATCGCTTCTTTATTAATCTCCCACACCCTCTAATTTTACTCCGCAATTAGGGCAATATCCTTCAGCATCTTTAATTAAAATCTGCTCTTTACAATTTGAACATTTCATAAAACTATAAATATCGTCATTGACAAACATCCATCTTCCACCATGATTTTCTATAATCATTCTATATCCTGTATCTTTTACTTTTGCCATTTGTAACACCTCCGTTTCATATGTTACAACATATAACACAGCGAGCTATATGTGTCAATTATTTTTTGGATTAGAATTTTTGTTACCTAATTAAATTAACTAAAAACATTCTTTAGTTAATTATATCACTCTTTCTCCGATTTGCGCCGTCGCAATTTTAAAACGGTAATATGTCTTTCAGTGGCTCTGCTCTTATATTCTCTGGCAGTTCATCATCTTCGGTATCTGCATATCGGCGGCAGTTGTATTCTGCGATATCTATATCCTTTTCAATATCTTCAAGACTTTTATCACTCTCGCCTTTTATGATCAGAATCAAGTCGAAGATGATGGACCAGAGTTTGCTTATAATCTGTAATTTTGTCATTTATTCTCCTCTGGTAAAGAAATGAGTTCCTGATATTCTTTATCTGTAAGTTTTCCACGTTCCTTTGCCTGTTCTACCATTTTCAGCCAATTTTCGTGGTTATACATTTTCTTCATTTTCAATAAAATTCTGTACATCTTCTTCTTCCTCCTCTGTTTCTTCTGGAATATAAACGTCTGTCATTGCTGCCAGATACTGAATTGTTACGTTCTGGTTTTCAATGATTTTTTTCTGCTTTTCTACGGTTGCTCTGAGGTTCTCGTCCTCTGCCGCTTCCGCAGGTGTCTGAGTCATTTTTCTTACTTCCATGTTCTTCACCCTTTCTTAACTGTTTTAAATATTTCTGAGTCCTTTGTTTTACTTTATACGAATTTCCTTTATCAGCATTATTTTCCCAGGAATTGTGATGTTCATCTACTTTTTCCGGTTCAAGTTCTCCTCTCTGTGATTTATGAACCATCCTCACAAGAGTTTTTCTTTCATGCTTTACACTATCTGAGTTAAGCGTCATGATTATCCTTCCTGTTTCTGTCAGCCGATAGTCGAATCCCAAAAATGTAAATCCTTTTTCAAGCGGTGTTATGTGTGATTTCTTTTCATTTGCTTCCAGCCCGTATATCTGCAATTGCTTCATTATTTCGTCGAAAGCTCTCTCAGCCTGTTTTCTTGTTTTAACAAGAATCCAGAAATCATCCATGTATCTGATATTGTATTTTACATGCAACTGTTCTTTGATGTAATGATCTAATGGATTCAGAAGCGAAATACCGGCAATCTGTACCATTTGAGATCCTGGATTGTATCCGGTTTCTCCTGCGTACTGGTCTCGTAAAACTCCACACGACATTTCTGTTGTATCCTTATCCGTCAGATTCCTTATTTGCCTTTCTACATCACTGTGCCGCATGTTTAGGTAGTATCCATGTATGTCAACCTGAACTATCCATCCTTTTGTGCCGTATCTGCAGTAATAATTCCATAGATATTTTTTAACCAGTGTTCTTGCAAAGTCTGTTCCCTTTCCTGTCTGGCAGGCGCAATTTGAATAAGTAAATCCCTTTGTCATTTGAGGATAAAGAGAATTATCATTAATGCTCCTTTGATATACCCGATCCTTAAACGGAATGCTGAGAGCTTCCCGGCGTTTCGGATATGTTATCAATACCGTTTTAGGTTTTCCATTCTTCCATGTCCCGTCCTGATGCTGATGTTTCATCCGGAGTATATTTTCTTCTCCATTTAACAAAAATGACTTAACTGATGGTTTCCATATTACTCCATTCTTACATTTCAGCATTGATTCGTATAAACTATCATAGCTTGTTATATGGTCTTTCATCTTTTGTGCTTCCGCAGTTTCTCAGTGCTGGCAGGCTTATGTAAGTCACGCACTGTCTCTTTCGATTATCCGCGGTATTGTTTAGGCTTATGCCAGGGATTTCGGCTCCTTGTCTATATCTTCAAGGCGATCATTGCTATGCAATAACCATAATGCTTTTAGGAAGACAATCGGGGCATACACATTCGAGTTCCATGCGTTCGTGTTGTTGACGTTGCCGGATGTGTTCACATTCATGACGTTGTTAGCGTTGCCGCGGTTAGCCGAACGAGAAAACACATTCTGAGGTGTTAGCCTACGTCCCATGTAATTTAAGAGTATCTTTCTATGTCAGATT